AGTAGCGTTCATGTAAATAGAACCAACAGGATACGCACCAGCTAAACCAGCTTGAACAAAAGCTGTTGTAGCTAATTGTGTGCTTGATGTTCCAAAAGATGCTGTAGGTGCAGCAGGTGTTCCTGTAAACGTAGGACCATTTAGATCAGACTTAGATGTTATAGCAGCAGCAATAGCGTTGTACTCTGCGTCTATCTCTGAGCCTTTAATAATTTTATTTGCGTCACCAGACGATAGTCCGTCTTTTTGTGCAAAGTTAGTTGCTTTTGTATAATCAGACATACCTATCCTTAAATTGTTTTACCTGCTTTAACATAAATATCTATCTTCTGTATTGACAAAGGTGCAGCGTTAATGTCTGCCTCAAAACCTAATTGCATAATAGAACCAGAACCACCTAAGTTACTGTTGACTTCTTCTAACACTAAACCACTAGAGTATTCTGCAATAGCGTACTCACCGATACCGTACTCATAAACAGAACCTGTCCGTAGCTGCTTGGTTATTGACCGATATGAATTAACATAATCAAAACCATACTTCAACGCTACGTCTTGACCGACACCACCTACAACTACAAAGTTACCTTTCTTTAAAAACTTCATGGTTGTTGGACTACCTAAGTCAAAGTAGTTGGTGTAGTAACGTAGTCTGTAAGTAGCTGAGTCATCTGTAAACCCAAAGTACTTACCTATGTAACCTTTTTGTCCTAAGAACAAATCACCTGAATAAGTAACGTGTAATGCTGTAGGTTCGATACTATCCCAAACAGTAGCTCTCGCTGCGCCATTCTGCAATCTACCTCGTAAGTCAAAACAATAAACATACTTAGATGTTGGTAGTGTTAAAATATAAAAAGCATCTTTAGGATAGTAAGCAGCTTTTATTTTTTCTTTGTTAGTCTCTGAAGCTACAAATGAAATTAGATCATCTCTAACATTAAACGATATGTCATTAATAGGTGCTGACTTTTCTTGGATTACTCGTGCAATACTTCTCACACCAGTCTCAGACAAGAACATAACATCTGTACCTGTTGTAACAATACTGTCTCTAGCAATACAACCAATGTCAGTGATTAAATCTGCTAATTGAAGGTTTGTTACATCAATAGGATTAGCGTAAACAGCAATGTTTCTTTTACCGAATATAATTAAGAAACCGTTGTGTGCTGCTAATCCTACTACCTCGTCTCCGTTAGGAAACACATCAATTAACGACAAGAAACCTGAGTCACCTGTTGATAGATTAGTACCGTCTAGTAATGCACTAAAGTAGACTGTCTGTTTATCATTAGCAATGTCTGCCCACCATGTTCTACCATAAGCACCTATAACTACATTAGGTTTAAAATCACTAGCAGAACTATATGTGGTAGGTACTGACCCAGCATCGCTAAGTAAGTTAAAACCGTAAGCACCAGTGTGTGCATGATCTGCTCCTAGTTTGTGATAGACTATAGGCAGATGACCAGCCTGTGCAAAGTAAGCATAAGGACTAGCTGTTGGTCCCTCACCGAATACAATACTAGCACCCATCCACTCATTAGCTGTTATGCTGTAAGCTGTTGTACCGTCTCCTGCTGCGTTAGATACTGTTGTGCTTACTGCTGTAACTAATGTACTTGCACCACTAGCTCTAGTAAATAACTTGTTATTACCACCTGCAAACGTAACGTCTGGATCAGGAAGATTATAAATAAAGTCAACACTGTTAGAGGCTAGGTCAGAGTTTAAAGATGTGTTTACTTTGCTCCAGCCACGCCTAGCACCTATACGTCCAAACTTATCTATAACGCAGTTGTATGCTTCTAGTGCAAACCCTGACGATAAATCAACACTACTATCCTGCGTATTAATCCCATAAAAAGCAGGTGCTGATATTGTTGATGACTGTATTCTACCAGCCATTAGACTGCTGTCCAGACGTATTGATCGTTCTGTCTGCTCTCTGCCATAGCGATGTGATCTGCTAGTGATGCGTCTGCTAAAGCACTTGCTTCTTGCGATGATAATCCACCATCTTCTCCACGCTCTGCTACAGCTTTTGCATAAGCATACTTAACTACAGGATCAGAAGGAACAAGTAACTCTGTTGAAGGATCTGTTAAAGCAGGTTGTGGTTTGTATAAATTAAAATAAATGTTATAAACTTTATCAGGAATAGGATACAAATCTACTTGAGTATCTCCGTTGTTAACACCATTAAAGTTATAATACATCGGTGAACCTTTTGATGACTCACCGTTTAACAACAGGTTATTCATACGACTAGAAGTTACACCTTCTAAAAAATGATTGCCTTCAGAGTTAATCACATCCATGACTCTAAAGCGTTGACCAGAGCCAGTAAGTACCCAGTTAAACAAACCATCTTGTGTAGTAACTGTAAGTGTTTCAGTTAGTACATTCCACTGAAAAGAATCTTCTACAATTCTTTTAGCGTCATTAACAAACACACCAATTAACTTAGAGTATGGAGTATCTGTTGGAGCAGTTACCTCATCCTCCCTAAGTCTTATTAGTACATCATTGACTAACTCTAAATAATTCATTATGTTTTCTTTCTAGCTTTTTTCTTAGCAGAATCAGAAAGCTCACCAAAATGATAGACAGGTTTGCTTGTAGATGTGTGTGTCTTATTAGTGTGTAACTTCCCATTAGGCATCTTGTGATAACTACCTGACCATGTTGTTCCATCTTTTAAGTAGTGCTTTACACCTTTAGCCATTACTTCTTCTTCTTTTTAGCTTTAGTTTTCTTTTTACTTTTAGGTTTAGGCTTATAATTTCCGTACATATCTATCTCCTATGAATGAAACTGAGTGGTTGATGAAGGTGCTAAATTCATACTAACCATGTAAGTTATAGTGCTACTCGTGCCACTATTTTGTACTCTTAGTATGTCGTTTTCTTTTAAATCTATTTGCAAGTCGTTTAATAACAAATACTCACCGTTCGTAGACTGTAGTGCTTTAGCGTGAGCTAACGGATACTCTACTGTTGAGTGACTGTCATACCAGTACAAGTCTGCGTCTTCATTACCAGCAGTAGCTAAGATATAAATCATATGTATCTCAGCAGTGTTCTTTGCTGGAACAGTATACATATCTACCTTTGTATCTGCGTTATGTCTTTTTATTACGGCTGTTACGTTTCGTGCCATGAATTAATCTCTCTATTGAGTTGACAAGACCAGCCCATATCTCTTGTGGACTAGGAAGTAACCACCCTAATACCAACAACAATAAGTACCACATCGGTACATTAGTATTATTTTGTATTAGGCTATCTACTTTAGATGTGTTAATGCTGCTGTCGTTTTCCTTCTGACTAACATTAACATTCTCACCTTCGATCTTGGTGTTGTCTTGCTGACCTACTACTTGCTGTGTGTTTTCTTTACCTACCTGAGCATTAGCATTAACATTAGTACCAGATTTACTTGGTATTATAGCCTTAGCTATTCCTAACGCTGCACATCCTTGTAAAAGAAGCATAGCACAAATAGCAACAAAAAACTTATTTATTTTCATCTGTTTAGAATAAGATCGACCAACCAGCCGAACGAAGCACCTAGTATTAATAGCAATACACCAGCACCTTTCCACTTAGTAACTACTTCAGTCATGCTCTGAACATCTATTCGTATCTGTTCCATCTGACGCTGTAAAGATTCTACCTGAGCTTCTAGTCTACCTATCTGTTTGTTTAAGTCTTCCATCAAGTAGTCCTCTTATTTTTCTTAGGTTTTTTCTTAGCGGTACGTTTAGCCTTCTTAAAATCCTCAGCCGTAGGTGCGCCTTTGTCTCCAGCCTTTTTCATCTTTCTTCCGCTTTTACGTTTAGCGTGTATATTTGCGTACAGTCCTCTTTTAGCCACTACCACTTCTCCTTATTAGCCCAGTATGCTGCTGACATTTTACCTTTAGATATATTCTTAGCGTGTCTCGCTTTAAATGATTTACGTCTAGCTTTCTCTGATGCTGTCTTAGGAGACTTACCTGCACCTGACACACCCTGCTGACCAAACCTTATAGTCTTAACCTTGTCACCTTCTTTAGCTACAACAACGTGTGACTTAGTAGGATGACTTGGTGTACGCTTAGGTTTGTTAAACCCTGACACACCTGCTCTCTTTAATCTAGGATCAGCTGCCATTGTATACCTCTAACAATTTAACTCTAACCTTCAAGTCATGAATCTCTTGTATTATTTCTTCTTTAAGTTCCTGCCTAGCAAAAGCATTACCTGAACTAGGAATAATCTGACCTTGTGGGTCTACTAGCATTACCATGTTAGCTTGCAACAGTTGTATCTCACCTCTTAGATCATTGACGTTACTAATAACCCACCACATCGCAGCAAGCATTACTGGTATGATTCCAGCAAGTAAGGTAGCTAGATCAAAGTTTTTCACTCAGACCACCTCTGGTCTTGCACTACTGTTATAAAAGCATCCATATCTGCTGCTGCAGTGATAGCTGTTTCTAGTCGAGTACACTCAGCCACAATAGCTGCACGTTTAGTTACTACGTCAGCAGGAATGTCTACATCACGTTCAAACTTACGAGTCACCATCCAGTCAGTCTGAGCCAGCATCTTACCTGCTGTGTCTTTAACCTGTTCAATCCATGTGTACTTTAAACCTCTAGTTACTACTTGCTCAGAAGTATTTTCTAGTTGGTTGGTTTCTTCATTCCAGACTTGAAAATAAACAGGGTTGCCGTCATCATCAGTTTCGTTAACATCTTCTAGTGCTTTAGGGATATCAGGATCACCATTCCAGTAGAACCTGTCATCTGCTCTGACTGGATCATTAACCCATCTAATCCCAATAGATGCTTTTTCAGCATCGGTAGAAATCGTTAACCAGTTAGATGGATAAAGTGTGCCACCAATTTCAAAGCTACTGTTTAATCTTAAAGGTGTACTTTCTAAGTAATACATTGGTTACCTCGCATTAGCGTTCTTAAAAGGATTCTCGGCAAAAGCTGCATAAGCATAAACACAGTTATTTTGATTTACTCCGTAAACTCCAGAGGCTCTAAGTTTAAATCCGTTAGATAAAATATCTGCTTTGTAATAGGTAGAAGCACTGTTTGATTCTACGTCTGGAGTGCTAACCAAAGTGTATTCATCAATCGGATTAAATGTACCTCTAGTGGTGTCGTAAACATTCCACTGGATATTGTTGGATGCCCCTGAACTTGATTTGACTAGAATATAAGCAGGTCTAAATCCTGTGTAGACAAACGTTCCATCAGTAGAGCCGTTGCCTGTGTACTTACCAAATGCTGAGTAGCCTTCAACCGCTCTCCAACACCAAGCAATCATGGCTTCATTTGCTATCGCAGAGGCTCCTACATTTGCACCAAACACTGTGCTTGTAGGTAATGCTGCTCCCCAAAAATCAGTGTAGCTAATTAAAGCATTACTATTAAAGATAAAGTAATTATCTTCGCTTGTGCAAACTGCACTGTGAAATATGCCCCAGTTAGAAGTGCTTGCTCTACGTTTCATTATGATTAAATCAGGAGAGGCACCTAATCCATGACCCATTGTAAAAGACCCAGAGCTAGGAGAGGTAAAACCTACTATTGAAAAACCAGCAGTAGTATTTACAGACACTGTGGAGTTTACTGATCCAGAAGTGTTTGTTGAGGTGCTATTACCTGCCAACCAGTTCCAAGCAACATAACTGTGTCCCGTAACATTGTGATTTGTACTAGACCCTAAGTTAAACCCATCCGCAGTAAATGCAGTTAAGCCATTATGATCGTTAGAATCACCGTTCTGCGCGCTAGTAAACAAATCTAGTGGCGCGCCACGAACAGCATCAACAGCGGTAACATGAACATAACTATTTCTATCTTTCATCCAGACTAAATCAGGCTGGAACCCTACACCTGTAATCGACTGTGTTGAGCTATTACCTGAGTACAACACAGGAGTAAAGTAATCTGATCCATCCTCAATAGTCGAGTCAGGCAGGTTAAACGTGTT